CCGTAACAGCCCCGGTGAAGACGCGGATGGAAAATGTGGAACCAGGAGAGATGAAGATCGCAAAGGTGGCGCCCTCATCAGCGTCCGCAATCACAGTGTAATCTACCATCTCAGCTGGAGTACTCACCACCCCGTCAACCAGGGGACCGGACCCATCTGACCCCATATTCTCCCAGACAGGAATGTTCATAGGAACGTTCGCCTGGTTTGGGATAGTCCAATTATTTGTGGTGCCGTTAGCTGTCAAAAAGCCGCTAGCATTGGTCAAAGACCGCTCAATCCACAAAGGATAGCATGGGTCTCGACACAAAAACGCGCGGCGGGTCTTGGCGTCTGGTACCGGAATGGTTCCGTCACTCATAACATCCAACAGAGCAGTCAATGTCGCGGGAACGACAGGAAGCCGCTGAGGCTTATGCTCATGTGGAAGTACAAATGACATTGCCAAAGATGACAATCCAAGGTTAGATGCTTTCGAACGTGTCTTCTGCATCGTAACAGTTCTATGGTTTTTCTTACTGGCCTAAGTTTAAACCTCGGCCCGCCTTCTCATGGCCTCAATTACGTTAGAGGTCATCAGCCTCTACCATACGCCTCCACAACCAATTGTCGAGGACACACGGCAGGCTCTTTATCTCACGAATCTCTTCAATGAGGCGCTTGACGTCATCGGTGCTGACTAAGGTGTGTGTGGAATACACCTCGGCTACATGCCTTAAAGTCCGCTCATCGTACTTGACGCCCGCTTTGTAGGTCCACTCCCACGGCCTGTTTGGATCGAGAACGACCGGGGTCCGCTTAGCTCCTTTCCGAAGCTCAATAATCTTCTCGGCCAAGTCACTCAAGACTGGAACATGAGAAGAACACAACCGGTGCATATCAGCAATACCGGTCACGTGAGCCATGGGATCTCTGCTAAGAGGGCCTCCGCGTAGGGTCATCCACCCCATCTTATATGTCGATCTTCCAATGGTCTTCCCCCAATACCAACCCTCACTGGTCGGATACGGCCTCATCCCGAGGTAAACTGCGTTGTGGACACTCTGGCTGACCTCCAGCTTTGCCTCAAACCCGAACATCGCGATGTTTTTCTTGACACTGGCTTTCAAAGCCGCCAGCTCGACATCGGACATAACGGGCAAGGCACCCAGAGAGTCGTCACCACACACAGAAAGAGAAATGACCCCACTAACACTCCTGACATCAGACAGCGTCACCTCCATCAGAGGCTTACCCAAAAACGCTGCGGTAACAGAAAGATAAG